TAATAAAAAGTTTAGAAAACATTCTTGGACTAATCAAAGATTTTGTTCTCAACGTTGTTATTTTAAATATATTAAAAAGAAAAAAAGAGTTGTTACTAATTGTGAAGTTTGTAATAAAGAATTAAGTCTTCATCGTTCTTTGATTAAGAGAAATAATTTGAATTATTGTAGCAGAGAATGTTATGACAATAGAAGAAAAGAAAATCTTAAAAGATTAAAAAGAGGAACAAAATATTATGATGATTTATTATCACTTTCTAAATGTAAATGTGGGGAGAATAAAAAATATTTATTACAAATACATCATGTAAATGGTAACCATAATGATAATTCTCCTATAAATTTAGAAATAGTTTGTGGGAATTGTCATATAAAAAAACATTTAAAGAAAAATAAAAATAATGAGTGGTGTTATCATCCTAAATCATTAACTCCTTTAAAAGAGTTAAAAAATGTATAATCATGAAAGTAAGAATTGCGGGGATTCCTAAAATTGTAAATGCTACAAAAAAAGTTAGAATAACAAAGGTTCCCAAAGCTAAAACAGGGAATTGGATAAAAGGCGCGGTTAACCCCGCCCACCGTGGATATTGCACACCTATGACTAAGGCGACTTGCACTCCCGCAAGAAAAGCATTTGCTAAAAGAGCTAAAGCGCACAAACTTCAATCAGGTGGTGATACTCCTATTACACACGGTCTTCCAGAAGATCAGCATCATTTAGCTAATATCGAAGCTGAAGGTGGGGAAGTTTATCAGAATCAGCAAGGTGGATTTAGGAAGATAGCAGATAGTGCTCCAGATCATGAACAAGGGGGTGTAATGATTCCTGATGCTGAACGTGTTTTAGAAGATACAAGTACTTCAAGGAAAGATAAATATTCTAAGAAATTAAAAATGTCTCCGACTGAGGTTGACACAATTTTTGGATTTAAACCAAAGAGACCGTTATCTCATGCTGAAGCTTTTGATTCTGTAAATGAACATTACGATAAAGAAGTTGATAAATATAATGGTAAATTAAAAAACACCAATGATGAAGAAACTTTGGATAAACTTAGTGCAAACACGGTAAGATTGAATATGCTCAATAGAGATATTGTTCCTGGAAAACAGGATGTGTTTAATACTCTATTTGAACATCAAGAAGCTATAAAAGCAGTTCATCAAATTCCAGATGATGGTAAACAAAAATATGGTGGGTTTAAACCAAGAATCAAAGTTCAAACAGGCGGTGACGCAACCGATAATCCTGATCTTGGGCTTTATAGAGGTCCTAAGAATCCTGCTAATAGATTTACTCCGACCGGAAAAACTTCTGAAGCGAAGTTAACTGATAAGCAAATTGTAGATTCCTACAAAGCAGCCGGTGTTGATTTTGGTACTGCAAGAGGATCAGATTTACAGGACAAGATATATAATTATCTTATAGAAAATCAGCCCGAAGTTCTCAAGGCATCCCTGAAGGAATACGGTGCAAACAAAAAAGCTTTACAGGCCGGTAAGGGTAAGATTAAGGCTTTTAGTGATCCTGATAATGCTACAAAAGAAGATTTAAAAGCTGCATTACCGTATCTTAAGGATTCTATGCTTGGGGCCAGAATTCCTATACCTACTACAGAATCATCTCAAACTCCGGGTCCGGGTGGTAACGCTGCTCCTCCGGCAGCGGATCGTCCGTTTGTTCCAAAAACAGGAACTCCTGATGCTACTGGGAACCCTCAATCTGTTAAAGAACCTGAAAATAAGTTCCATGAAGGAACTCATTGGTATGATATTGCTCCGGCTGCTGCTGAACTTGCAGATTCGCTTAGAAGGGACCCTGAGCTTTTTAACCCAGTTCAGTATCATCAATTAAAGTATAAGCTACTGAATCCATCTGCTGCTCTGTACGCTAACCAGGCTGACTATGAGGCGGGTTTACATTCCCTAGAGGGTCAAAACCTTGGTTCGGGGGTAAATGCCGCTAATGTGTCTAATTTGACCGCACAGAAGTATAAGGCAAATAACCAAGTTTTAGGACAGTATGAAAATCAGAATACAGAGATCCAAAATAAGGAAACTGAGTACAATACCCAGGTAAGAGACAAGCAATCAATGTCCGATGCCGCAACAAGGGCTAATTTTTACAGTAATGTATTGAAATCCAGAGATAATCAGAGAATACAGAAGCTTCAGGCTATCCAAGATCTTAGCCGTGTACAGCAATTAAAGGCTCGTCAGAACACTAGTGGGAATTTAGTATCCAAGTTAAGCCCTGCTTTCGATCAGAGCGGTGAATACAATGGTTATCAATACGTTCCAGTAATTGACCCTGAGACAGGGGAAACCCAATCATACATGAAGAAACCAGGTAAGTCCAAAACTACGACTACGACTAGTTATAAGATTGGAAACCGTAATATAAGAAGCGCAACTACAGATTCTCAGTAATTTATAACAAAATTTTGTTATAAATTTCGGATTTACAGGAAATTATAATAAATTTGTGTGATAAATCTCACAGAATTTTGTTATAAAATGATAGGTATTTATAAAATAACGTCTCCGAGTGGAAAAGTCTATATTGGACAGAGTTGGACTATTGAACTTAGGTTGTCTAAATATAAGCAGACTAAATGGGACAAACAACGGAAATTATACTGTTCTTTTAAAAAATATGGTCTTGAAAATCATAAATTTGAAGTTGTTCATGAATTACCGGTAGATGTGGAACAAGAAGTGCTTGATAGGTATGAGCAATTGTATATGGATCTTTATAGGGATTGTGGAATCGAATTATTGAATTTGAGGGAGGGTGGAAGTAGAGGAAAACTTAGTGAAGAAAGTAAAAAATTAATGTCTGATTCTCGAAAGGGTACAAATTTAGGACATACTTTTAATAATGGCAGAAAGCATTCTTATGAAACTAAACAAAAACATAGTGAAATTTCCAAAATAATTAATTCTACTATTGAATATAAGGAAAACATGAGAAAGTCTATTATAAATAGCGAAGCTCATAAAAAATATAGAGAACGATTAAAAGAAGAAGGAAGATTAGGAATACATAAAACATACGATAGGAATGGATATACTAAACCTGTTTTACAATTTAGTAAAAATGGAAATTTTATAAAAGAATGGACTTCTGCATCTGAATTTCAAAAACATAATAATATTATAGGAAAAGGTAATATAGGAAGTTGTTGTAAAGGAAAATTGAAAACAGCTTATGGTTTTACCTGGAAATTTAAAAATAATTAATAATGGCTATTTCAAGTGCGAGTACGAGACAATTTATTGCCGCTGATCCGGTTATGGAAACCGACTTACAATTATTGGCCAAGGTCAATACTTACCAGCAAGATAAATTCGACCAGGGTGAAAAATCACTTCAGGATGAGGTGAATAATTGGAGTATGCTTGGGAACGTAGCAAAAGATCAGGATAAGCAATATATAAATCAGAAATTGAATTCTGTTGTTGGTAAAATAAGGAATATGGGAGGGGTAAACCTTGCAGATCCTAACAATGTCAATACTCTAAAAAGCCTGGGATATAATATGTATGGTGATGACAATGTTATGAAGCCGGTTATAACAAGTAGAGCAAGACAACAACTTATTCAAAATATACAGACAAACACAACGGGTAAAAATGCTAAGGATTACGATTCCGTTTATGGTGAATATTTATTGCATCAATATGATGACTGGTTAAATGATGGTAAGCAGGGAACTGGTTTTAATGGACCCACTTCTCTTCCTCAAGGTTCTTTTGATGGTTATACTAAAAAAATAAATGATTATGTTTCTAAATTGAAACCTGATGCGAATGATGCTCCTTTAGATAGTAAGGATGCAGATTTAAATTATTATCAAGTTGGAGATAAATTTATAAAGAAAGAACGTATTAATGCAGCTATTGACGCTAATACAAGTTCTCAAGATAGAGATATTCTTTCAGCACATGCTTGGAAAAGTACACTAGGTAGATCTGATGCTGATCTTATTCATTTACAAGCTAGTGATTATGATAGTAAGATAAAAGACATGCAGGATAATGTAAACACTCTTCAATATGACAAGTCTTTAACAGGAGATTTTAAGCAGAAACAATTATTTGGATCTCAAATAGAACAATATAACAACGCTATAAAGGCCACTAATGATAAAAAAGCAGGTCTTTTATCCCAGGGTCCTAACCTAGATAAAGATAGTAGACAACAACTTGCTGATAATTTATTTTATAATTCTTTTAAGGATCAATTTTCTGCTTCAGCCGCTTATGATCAGAAAAAAGTTGAACTAAAATCAAATACTGCTAAGATTGAAAATCTAAGGATTGCTAAGGAAGACTTTTGGCATGGTAAGAATTATGATCTTCAAATAAAGAAAGATAAGGACGAATTAGCTATAAAACAAGGTGATTTAGATATAAAAAAGAGAGCAGAAGATTTTAAGGAAGACACAGCATTTATGAAATATTATGGAATATCTAATGGTTCATATGGTCCTCTTAATGGTCCTGCTCAAAAAGCACCCCTTAGTCTTGTTACTGATTTAGGAAAAGAAGGTACTGTTAAATTAGACAATAATACAATTACTCAGGCAGATGCAAATTATACTTCTGCATCTAAGAATTTTTATGAATAAGGGTATAATTATTTAATGGGTAAAGATCCTACTATCTATGGAAATTATTTAACTCAGGATGCTGATGGGAACTGGGTTCCTAAAGATGACAAATCTGCTAATATTGTTAATAAAGGGTTACAATCTTTTATTCAAATGTATGGTAATATTGCAAACATGTCAATAAAAGAAAGAGCCGGTTTAAAATTTGATGATGATAGTCAGCAACTTTTTCAAAAATCAAAAGATTTAGAAGAAGCAGGTCTTTATAAAGGCCAGATTAAAGATATTACAGCAGATGTGTTTAGACAAGCTGGTAAAGATGATCCGAATACTAAAAATATAAATATATCCTTTGGTAAAGGAAGTAAATTTGGTGATCATGTTACTTTAAGTTATTCTAAATTAAAAGAGATGATTGATAAAAAAGATCCTCTTTTAGATGAATGGAGAAAGAATGCTAATGTTGATATACCTTCTTTCCCTGGTGGATCAATGACTCCGGGATCTTTTAATGCACCTACACAATATAACGGTGTAGCGACTGCTATTAATACAGTAAGTGATTATTATGCTGATCCTGCTATTGATAAGGCATGGACTGACGTAAGTAAAAGAGTTAACCCATATGGAAGAGTAGTTTCTTTACCGCACTTAAAGAATGGAAAACTTCCTGATGAACAACAAAAGATTTTATCAGACGCTATTACAGATACTAGAATTAAAGCAGATGTAACTATTGATGATGTTGATATAGCTAAGGCATGGGCAGTATATGATCCTAAAACATTAGAAGCTAAATATATGGCCCAGGTAAGATATAAGAAAGCGTCTAAAGGAAAAGATACTAAACTAGATAAGGGAGATAAATATACTATAGTAGATCTTACAAAGGATGTAAACTCACAATATGAAAATGGAGGAGGGTGGATTAGTAATCTTTATTCTCCTGATAATGCTGCTGTTGTTTATGGGCTTGCTTTGCAAAATCAAGGCAAAACACCATTTGATCCTAAGACAAATTATGAAGGAGCACTTCAGACACATGGAGAACTTACTCATAAATATCAAATAGTAGCGGTTAAAGATCCAAAAACAAAGGGAACGACCGGATATAAAGTGTTCGTAGCAATTCCTCTTGGTAAAGATGATTCAGGAAATCCTAAATTTCAAACTATACCTGTTCCTAATTTCCATAGTGATCCTTCTGGTGCAACAACAACTTTCCCTGCTAGTTTTGATGGTGTAAGAGTGTATATGGAAGGTGCATTTCAAGATACAGCGTCAACCAAAGACTTTTATCAAAGAATGGGAATTCCTTGGAATGAATAAAAATTATTAAATGCCTGATTTCAATAAATATGCGGCAGACGTTCCGAACGTAAGACCGGAACAAGTTATCGGATTGTCACAAATCGTACAACCTAAATACGATTATGTAAATACATTTCCTCCAACTGCCGATCTTAATAGCGGTGCTTCTCCAGAAGCCGCACAACAGAATACAAAAGGATTTTGGGAAAAGGATTCAAAAAAATTGAATCAACTGTTTGGAGGTGTTCCAACCTCCCCTGGTGCGGTTACGCCATATAATGAAGCAAAGAGATATAATAGTGATACACTTGGTTTTTTACCTGATCGTGATAATGAAGATTTATATGCTGAGAAGCAGGGATTCTTTAATAGTGTTGGTTCTGGTCTTGGAAGACTAGTGGGGCTTACAGTTACCAAAACGGGAACTGGCTTAGGTTATCTTGCTGGTCTTGTAGGTGTTGGAAATGATTCTGAAAAATATGGCAGTGGGTTTGGAGCATGGATTGCAGGAGCCGGGGATAATGGTATTTCAAAATGGTTTCAAAGTATTGAAGATGATAAGATAAAAACTGATTGGTTGCCAATTTATCAAAAAGCTTCTGAAAAAGATCATGGTCTTTTTCGTTCTCTGGGAGATTTAGATACTTGGACAGATAAACTTGTTGATGGGGCAGCATTTATGGTGGGTGCATTTGTTCCAGGTATGGCAATTTCTAAATTGAAACTGGGAGCTAATGTTATTGAAGGATTAAGTGCTCTACAAGGCATAGGACGTACTGAAGAAGCTGCTGCTTTAGCCACAGAAGGTGTAAGTGGTACTGTTGCATCTAAGGCTCTGGAAACCGAAGGACTTGGTGCTACTATTGAGACTCCAGAAACTGCTGGAACCATTCGTCCGGAAAAGGGTGCCACATTCAAGATGAATGGTGGTGTTCCGACTGGTGCCGATGCTCTTCAACATATTCCAAGAGCCTTAAAATGGATTAATAATGCAAAACTTGCTCGTAGTATAGATGTTGGAGCAACTAGTATTATAAATACAGCGTCTCAAGCAATGTATTCAGCAAATGATTCTAAGAATAATGCTTATCAGTCTCTTATAAATCAAAAAGATCAAAACGGAAATAATAAATATTCCGTTGAACAAGCAAATCAAATCTCTGCAAAGGTTGCAAGGGATAATTATTTAATGAATCTTGGTGCTTTGTCTTTGATGAATTTATGGGAAGCTAATTTTATGTTTAAAAAACCAAATCTTTCTAATACATTTGGTAAACAAGAATTTGGTATTAATGGACTTTTTGGAGATGCTACTCTTGCAAAACAGACTTTTGGTGAAAGAGCGTATAGTGTGATAAAAGGGCCAGCCAAAGGCGTTCTTACTACTGGTGTTTGGCTTGGTAACATGCAACTTGCAATTGACAGACTTAATAATAATCCAGATAATTTTAATTTAGATTTTGGTGATAAATTGAAAGCAGTTGGTAGACAATATGTAACACAATTGGGGAATGCTATTGTTGGAGATGATCCCGAAGCAGCTAAATCTATAGGTATTGGTGGTCTTCTTGGGGGAATTGCTGGTAAACTTTTGGGTCATAATGAAAATAAAGAAGTTAAAAAAAACCTTTCAGAACTAAATAAACAAGTTAGTGCTTTTAGAGAAATTGGAAACATATATAAGACAGACGATGCTGGTAAATTAATTCTTGAAGACGGAAACCCTGCTTTAGATCAGGATAAGGTAAAGTCATGGGTTGCCTCTTTTAATAAGATTTTAAGCTTAAACCAGGTTGGAAAAAGTTTTGAAAAGCGCGGAGTTAATGAAATGGCTAAATTATACGGAGATGAAGTTTTTTCAAGATTTGCGAAAGCTCATTTTGATTCTGGTATGGGGGATCTTCTTTATCAGAAATTAAGAGATGTATCTGGTATAAGCAAGGAAGATTTAGCTTTACTTGGTTTTGATCCGGACAGCAAAAATAAAGAAACAACTGAACTTCTAAATAATTATACAAAGAAAGCTCAAAATTTAGAAGAATTATATAATAATATTCATGGAAATTATGTATCTACGGATATACCTAATACAAAAGCAGGACAAAAAAAGCAGTTTGATATAACTGATAAAATGTTTTATCTTTCTGCTCGTAGTCAAACTCTTTCTGAAATTATTAAAAATTCAAAGGATACCTATGAACGTGTAAAAGCGAATGCTGATACTTTTAATCAGTCATTTAATTCATTGACCGATGGAGTTGTTGATCAATATAATGAACTCTTCGAGAACACTTACTCTGCTGGTAAACAACCGCCTATTCATCCCGATTTATATGAAGCTGAAGCAGATTATACTAAAATAAATCAAACAAGGGATGAATCAAAAGATAAACTTGATGATTTTGTTAAAAATAATAAGGAGGTTTTAGAAAAGCTTAAAAAAGATTCTCGTGGTCGTTATATGTACGAGATTGCAAATAAGAATCTTTTACCTTCTGCTAAAGAAATGGAACGTCAGCAGATTGTTCAGGCTGAAACAACTCTTGCCAGAAATGCTACTATGAATGTTCTTAGTAGACTTGCTGATCCTAAATTTGGAGTTAAATATTATGATCAGGTTTATTCTAAGGAACTCGAACGTCATGCTCAGGAATCAGGAACATATGATGACATAACTAAAGAGGATGACGTTGCTACAAAACAAACAAAGGAATTTTATGCTGATCCCAAAAAGGATTTGACTAAATTAAGTTCTACGGTTACTCCCGAAGAAGTAAATGATGCATATGCTCAAGCGGTTGATGAAAATAAAATTGATAATAAAGAACAAATAGCAGACTATATCGCAGAAAAGATTTCAAAAGGACAGAAGCTTACTGATCAGGAAGAAGTTATTCGTAAATCATTAGGTCAAGAGGTTGAAGACAACCTTCAAAAAAGAGCTAAAAAATCTGATTTAAATGAGTTGGGTAGCCAAATGGATGACTTGATTAGACAGCGTGATGCTTTGGAAGGTAAAGAAGATCGCAGTGCTGATGAAGAAACAGATCTTGAAAATTTAAATAATCAAATTGAGGCATTACAGGATCAACGGGATGCTAAGTTTGATGAAATGGATGTTCAGGATAAAGTTGCAAGTAGTCCGAATATAAAACCGGAAGATCGTGAAAAATATAACGATGTTCTGAATAAAATAAATCGTGAAAAGAAAAGAGTCGTAAAATTTGATGATCGTTATCAGGTGGATGGTCAGGACTATAGAAAGGTTACCGATCTTATTGGGGATACTATTTCTGATGAACAACGTCAGGACCCCAGAACCCAGGCCGCTGTAAGTATAGGTAATACTATTGATAGTGTTACAAAGGCATATTTTGCCAATGGTTTAACCCAGGAATTTAAAGATTCTGTTTCTGATAAAATGACTCCAGAGACATTTACTGGTATAGTTAAATCACTGGATAAACTTAAAGCCGATCTTGAAAGAAAAGGAATCAACATTGTATCAAGTAACGTTTTTGTTACCGATCCTACTTTAAAGGTTGCTGGTGAAATTGATTTACTTGGTGTTGACAAAAACGGTAATTTCAAGATATATGAAATCCAGGCCAGAAGAGGGGACGTTTACAGACAATATGGTAAGAGGGGATTGGGGGTAAAACTTCGTGATATTGATGGAAAGAGGCTTAGTATGTACCGCAATATGTTTGCTAATCAGTACGGGTCTATCCCTGATGAGATTGCGGTTAAATTTCCATTCGAAGTAAAATATGACAAGACAAACCCTAACGGGTTTATCGAAAATGCCAAGATCAGAGAAGAGATTCGTTTTAATCCTCTTAAGAATGTTGAGATTAAAATGAAAAACGCGGAACCTTTGAGAATTGGTTCTAAATACAGCAGTGTAGACATGAACCGGATCTTTCTGGATACATTCTTACCTACAAAGGAAAGCGGTGATAAACTTAAGTTCCTTTTTAGAAACATATCATTAAAAGAGTTGACAAACGGAATGAAGTTGACTGTAAGAGAAGCCCTGCCCGAATTTAAAGCAAAATATGAGCTTCAGCGTAAGGCCCTGGCAAAAGAACCCGTTGACTTTAACATTAGAAAATTCAGAGATTACAAAAACAAAGACGAACAGGGTAATCCAAGAGAATTCCCTAATCTTTATAGCCTGGTAGGTAATGTGGAGATGGGGTTAACTTATGACGGTACTCCGGCAGGTTATATGTCTCCAGTAGAGACTATGGCCTACAAGGATATTGACGGTAACTTTAAAATACTTGATGAAAACACAGATATTGATACATATTCTGAAGTTACAGGCAACGATAAGGAGAGCTACAACGAATTTAGGAGGATAGCAGCGGCCTATAAGAAATTACATACAGAATTGACCAATAGAATGAGGGAGTCTCCTAATCACGAGATAACGCTGTCAAACGATGAATTAAGAAAGTTGGTTGATTTGAAACCTTCTGTTGGAGAACTTGACCTGGTTAAAGGCAAAGATCAGAGACCTGATTTGAAGGACATTGCTTTCTCTGGTGTTAAAATCGGAGGAAAGTCTATACCGACTGTTGCAAATATTGACAACAATGACGCTGTTAAGATTTTGATGGATAAGGGTAGAAAGAGTTCTGGTCTTCTTAAGAAATATCAGGAAGTTGATAGATGGGCCAATGCTCATATAAATGATTTGAAAGCAGCAATGTTTGATAAAAACGGAACTAAGGTTACAAGTAATGTTGCAATAGTAGAGTCCCCTTCCGGAGATTATAAAATTGTTTCATTAAAGGCTAAAGGAGATTTTAATCCTGATAATCATGAAGATTTTGTTGATGGTTTGGGAAGTAAATTTACAGCAGCAACAACTAAGAATGTTTTCAAGAATGAAAACATAATGGTAGTTCCTAAACAAACCGATGAGGTAATAAATCTGGATTTAAAAGAACATCAGATTGTTTCTAAAGTTTATGAAACTGACGATATTGATACCCTGGAAAAATATGGATTAAACCCATCCAAGATAACTCCAGAAACAACAGACACAAAGATTGATCAGTTTTTAACTGCCTTATCTGATAAGGATAGACAAACCCTTGATGATTTTAGTCTAAATACTAAGGAATCAATAAGAACGGATTTTGAACAGGGGGATTGGTCTTCAATAGACGATTACATTGATAATATAAAAAATTGTAAATAATGGCAGTAGCTTGTCCAAATAAGAACATGTCCGAATGGAAGGAATTAGCACAACGCTTTGGTGATAATATTGCCGAAAGTCTTTATTATAGAAATGAAGGAGAGATTCCTTCTGTCCAAGAGGCCCAGGCAATGCTGCGTGGAAGTAAGGTTGGTCAGTTTAAGGGGCTTGTTAGACATTTACAAAACACTGTTTCCACTGATCCTATTGATTTAGTAAGCAATATGTCACGTATTGTTCAGAAGGTCGGATCGGATCTTTATGTCGTTAAAGGAAGCAAATTGAGTGAAAAGCCTACTGTTGGTGCTGAAATGGAAATTCATACACCAAATATTAAGTTCTTAAAGTCAATTAATGAATCCGTTGGCCCACTGTTTAATCTTATAAAGGTTAACGAAAGTAGTAGCTCTGCCTCTTTGGGGAATGATGTTATTACTGATTTAAGAAATGGAGAATTCGACTCCCTTCAGGGCCTTACTTATAAAAATGATGCAACTGACGATCTTAAAAGAGATCAAATATTAAAAGATCTTTCTGAACAGGCTTTAAACAGTAATGAGGAAAGAAGAGGACTCGAATCTTCTATTGGTAAACCTATCGTTGATAAAATTATCAAATATAATGAATCTTTAAAACCTGCTGAAGAAAAGACTGACGCTAAAAAAGTAGAGGATGCTATAAAAGCGAGTCCTGTTGTATTCAATAATTTAACTGAGGACGATAAAGGGAATTATGTATTCTTTCATTATTCTAATGCTGATTTAACTAAATCAGGTATTAATCCAGAGAACTTTGGAAAGAACACTAATGTAACCGGAAGAGAAGAAGCTTCAAGAAGCGTTCCTGCAAGCCTTTATTATACAGACTCTAAAGTAGCAGAGCCTGGGCTTGGTACATATAAGCATGTAGTAAGGGTGCCAAAAAGCGAAGTGTATCCTTTTAACTCTGATCCATTGAATCTATATACTGAAGCTGAAAAGCGGTTCAAAGAACAGTATCCAGATAGATCATTTAACCCTAATGAACAAATTGGTTGGATAGGTAAAGTGGCTGCTGAGAAGGGATATAAAATGATTGTTGCGGAATGGGGAGGGTTAAAGAAGAAAGCATTAAGAGCAGAAAGCATCAATACATTAAAACCGGAGCTTATTGAAAAACCTTTAGGGGGTACATATGGTGCTAACGCTATTGAACCAATAGGTAATGAAAAGTTTATCACAAATAGAAAAAGATATAAATCTGAAATAACCGATAAAAGCGCAACAACTGACGCAACCGTTTTAAACGATTATGCCCCTGGAACATATAAGGTTGAAATCAATCAGGATGTTCTGAATAATATTGCATCAAAGAACGCTGATCTTAAAAATAAAGAGAATGTATCTGATCAGAAAGAGACATTGGCTACTAATAATGATATTTTAAATAATAAGGCTCCTAAATACAGTAAAGCGTATGGAGATGCACAAGTTGCTTCCGTAAACTATAACCTTATAAATAATTTGCAGAAGAAGTTCAATATTCCTTATGAAATAATAAATGATAATACTTCAGATTACAGGGGTAAGTTTGAAAATGGAAAAGTGACTATTAATGCAGCAAAATTAAATGAATATACTGCCTTGCATGAATACCTTCATCCGTTTACAGCAGCAATGCAAAAAGATAATCCGGATCTCTACAATAATCTTATTCAGGACTTACAAAGCACAGAAGCTGGTAAGAAAGTAATTGAAGAAATAAAAACCAAATATCCAGAACTCGGTTCAAAAGATCAGTTAGACGAAGCTCTTGTAAGTCATCTTAGTCAAATTACTCAACAGGATCAAATAAAAGCTAAACCCTGGTATAACAGATTAATGGATTGGTTTAGAGATCTGTTTGGTAGAAATAATGTAAGCATATCAGGTCTGGACATGAACATGACCCTGGACGATATTGCTAATAAGATTATTGATCCTACTTATAGTGCGGATTTAAAGCATTACGCTGCTTCTAATGATATGGCTGCAAAATATCAAAAAGATAATGATACCCCAGAACATTCTGAGAATTTTAATCGTATTCTTGATAAAATCAAAAACAATCTGACCCTTGATATAAATATTCCTGCAAAGAATAAAGAACAGGAAACACGTAAATATTTCTCTGGTCGCCAGTTGGCAGACATCCAGGCGAATAAAAATGTTTATAGGGCTGTTAATGATTACGTAACAAGTGCTATTATAAATGCAAAGAAGATCAATGAAAAATTTGATGAGTTTAAAACTCTTTATGATGGAGCTGGTGGTAATTTGTCAGAGGACCAGAGAATTAAAGGGGCTGGTGTATTGGCTGAAATGGAACAGCATGTCGCTCTTTACAATCAAAGTAGTTTTATTATAGATGCTATCAAACAAGAAAACGCTGAGGAATATGATGATAATTTCAAACTATTAAAAAATCGTTTGGATGGGGATACTTCAATTATTAATAATTATCATGAGTATGGTTTAAAGCTTATGAGTGATTGGTTATATCCAACAATGAAAAAGGCTATTGATAATGATATTAAGTCTGGTAACATTCAAAAGATGCCTGGTTATGCTGAATATCTAGCTGTAAAAGCAAAAAGCCCAAATATAGAAGAAGGTGACGCTATTGAACAAGGAGTAAAGACCTGGTTGAAAGGGCAGATGGAACATGCTACTAGTGATATTGGATTTTTCAATTCATATATGACTGGAGTTTTAAATTCTAAGGACGCTATCAGTCAACTTACTGCTCTTTCCCTAAAAGAAGAGTTTGCAAAAAACAATTCAAGATTATTTAAAGTTAAAACCTCAATACAAAATGCAATTACGAAAGTTACTGGTAAAAAGATTTTTACAACTAATGAACAGCATAAAGAACTCTATAAAGGATTTGTCCATCAAGTAGACAACTGGGAAAAGACAGGCTATGATGAAGACGGTAATGCTAAGTTCGATTATGTTAAGAGAACAGCGTTTCATGAACCATACCGTTATGATCAGTTTTATAAAGCAAAGAGAGAGATGTTTGAAAAACTTGGATTTCGTCCAAATAAAAATGATGAATCCGCATATGCATCATGGCAAGCAAAAAAGGATGCATGGTTTGATGAACACAGTGTTCGTATAGCAAATGATAAGGGAGAAACCATTCGGACGGTTCCTTCAGATCGTTATATAAATCCGGAATATGCTAAAGCGTCTTCTGATCCTTTATTTAAAGAGCTTACTAAGCATTACAACGATGCAAACGGTAAGCTTGGTAAGTACCAGTTAAAATATGGTATTGTTCCTCAGCAGGAAGTTGAGGGTGGATTATTATCCGGTCTAAGTGCAAAGAAAGGGTTGAAGGAGAATGTTCAGGGATTAAAGGAAAACTTAAAAACGTCTTTAGGATCTCGTTTAGGAGATTATTATGCTCAAGATATAGACGGTAAAGAATATAAAACTATTCCTATTCGCTGGACTCATCTTGTGGATGAAGACCGTCTGAATTATAATTTAGGTAAGACGGTTGGTGATTTTTGGGAATCTTCTTCTAAATATGAATCAGCTAAGAATGTAGAACCATTGGTTCGTACTCTTAAAAACTTTATAGAAGGAAATTCCCTTTTAAAAATAGGAGAACGTGATGCTCCTGAGATTGATGCTAAAGGTGGAAAAAGAATTAGTAATTATGTAAAAAATCTTACTAAGACAAAAGATCAACCAAATATTAATAGACAACTCGTAGACTTCTTAAATGATACTATTTACGGGGAAACAGAAAAGAAGTCAAACATTAAATCTCCTTTTTTGAATTTGAAATATTTAGTTTACAAGAAAGGTGACACTTCTGTAAACGGTAAAGCGCATCGTGAATATGTTTATTCTCTTGAAGATCTTAAAAAGAAAACCGGTTCAGAAAGTATTGAAAATGATCATTTCACAAAAGGAACTGAAAAGGATGTGAACGGTTATGGTGTTACTCTTGTTCGTAATGACAAAATTTTATCAGTAAATAAATTAGGAAGAAAATTAAATGGATTATCAGCGACTATTAACCTGGGAGTAAACGTTATTGCGGGAGCGTCCCACTTACTTCGTGGAGTTGCCTCTAATTTTATTGAAGCCACAGGAGGTAAATATTTTAGTCATCCTGATTGGGCTTCGGCTTATAAAGAATATTTCAAGAACCTTACTAATTTCAGCTTCATGGAAGATACTAGAGGCGGTAAGGGTTCGAAGATAACTCAACTGTTGACTCATTATGGTACATTCCAGGGAGAATTCCTAGATCAGTTTGGTAAGCATATTGGGGAAGGAGTTGTAAACAAGCTTTTTAAAAGATCATCTCTGTTCTTTTCAATACACGGGGCTGAACACATGATTCAGACAACCCAGATGATCGCAGCCATGAAGCATTTGAAGCTTGCCGATGGAAAGACTTCTTTGTTTGATGCCTGGGAAAAGGGTGAAGACGGATATATAAAGATTAAAGATGGTCTTAAATGGGATGATACAAAGGACAACGAATTTAAAAACCTGGTTCAATCCATTAATAAAGACCGTGGTAACTATTCAGACTTTGATAAGGCTGCTCTTAGCCGCTTGTGGTGGGGTAAGATGATAATGATGTTCCGTAGGCACATTTTTAATGGTATTAAGGCGCGTTGGGGTGCTTCTTATGTAGATTATGAAAGAGGTGGGGCCACTCAAGGCTATTACAGGTCCTTTATAACCAGCTTGGCAAGTGAATTCAATGAGTTCAGGCTTAATGGAAAGTTCCGTAAACTGAGTCCAGATGAAGCGTACTATGCTAAAAAAACACTTGCTGATATAGGAATGTTTGCAATGCTTGCCGGGGTCCTGGTGCCAGCCTTTAAAGATAAAGAAGAGCATCCTACAGGGGCAGATGATTACCTGGCTCTGTTCGCCAGAAGACTTCAGATGGATGTCAGCTTCTTCTATAACCCTTTGGAATGGAAGAAGGTAATTCAGAATCCGGTAGTTACTGGAAGTACTATTGATAAGTTTGCTGACTTCTTTCATCAAGCGGCAACGGCTCCTTCAGAAGAATATCAAAAGGACGGATCATCTTATTCTGCCGGTGATAGTAAACTAGCTCATAAAGCTTCTCAATTAATACCGGGATATAGAATAGCTTTAAACTTGCAAAACCCTCAAGATCTATTAAAATTTTATGATCTTCAGAAGCCGATTGGAAAGTAATAATGCGAGTATGCGTTGAAATTTAGGGTTGATAGCGGCATTTTTTATTTGTTTATTATATTTGTGGTTATATAATGACTTTTCCATAGAAAAGTGGGCCTTTTACCAAAAAGGTGGAGTTATTTCATAACTGAATTTAAAATATTATTATATGAATTGGGGAGACTTTCGTGACCCGTTTAATCACGCTATCACTTTATTAAAGCAGATCGCTAATCACACTAATCAATCAGGTTGTTGTACTGCTGTAACTTCTTCTGGGATAAATACTTCTATTCCAGCGGGGTTTGCTTCTATTGCTATTACTGCTGAATCAGGCGGGGTTAATATTACTCTTTCTGATGGAACTGTATTTCCTTTATCTGTTCTTGGTGAAGTTTTTGTTGATGCCGCTGGAGCAAATAAGTCCTTACCGGCTTATACAATTTCCGGTGGTACTTGGAAATGGCATGGTATTAAATAATTGAAATTTTAAATAATGCGTCTTTTATCCTTAAGTAAATATCCTGGTACAGGTGATGGGGGAGCCGGTGTAACATCTTTTAATACTAGAACAGGTATTGTAACCCTTCTTGGTAGTGATGTTATAACTGCACTCGGTTATACTCCTTTATCTGGAGCTAATGATGGTTTATCATTATCTGGAACAATTGTTCAATTAGGTCAAACTGTTGGAGCGGCGGGTGGTCCTGCAAAGTTATTAGATAATAGAGAAATACCTTTTAATGGATTTTCTTTGCTATTTAACGGTATTGGTGCTGTAACTGGAGCACATTTAATATTAGAATATGATCCAGCCGCAGCAGGTCTTTTCGAACCTTATATATCATTTTTAGCTTCAAATGGAACTACAAATTCAACCCTTCGAATTGATTCAACAGGGAGTATTTATTTTGGGTTAAATAATGGTCCTTTTTGTACAGGAAGAGATAATTTTAGTCTTGGTTCTAATGCAATGGCAAACGCAACTACAGCAAGAGATTCTATTGCTATTGGTCCTCAAACATTATTTAATGCAGGAACATCTCAAAAGAATATTGCCATTGGTTCAGATTCTCTTGATACTTCAGGTTCTTCTATTGGAAGTTTTAATACGGTAATTGGGAGCATAAGTTTAGATAACGGATCTTCCGTTGGAAATGCTAATATTGTAATAGGAAGCGCAAATAATAATTCTGGTGGAGGAGCTATTGCAGATGATAATATAATTATAGGAAATAGTAATAATCTTGAAAATGGCGTTACTAATACTATAGTAATTGGAGATAATAATGTTTCTGTACCTGTAAGTAATATTATTCTTCTTGGTGTAGCAACTCAAAACACAATTATTGGAAACGACCAAGCTGTTATTCCAGTAGACAACGGTAGCAGAGTACAAGTATTTGGTGATATTCAGAATACTGGTTCTAAACTGGCAATAAGAACAATAGTAGCTAATGATAATATTTTAACTCTTGATAATACGATTGTTGTAGATACAACATCCGGAAATATTTCATTGGGTGCAATTCCTGCCAACTTAAAAAATGGGGTTTTCACCATAAAAAAGAAAACAATTGATGCAAATACTGTTACTGTAACAATGTCAACGGGTAATATATATTCTTCTGCTGGACCTGCTACAAGTTTTGTTTTTTCAAATCCAGGAGAATCAATAACCCTTCATTTTGATGGAACTAACGCATTTATAATATAATTTGATTTAAGATGGCATATAATACAGAGAGTGGATCAAGCGGAATATTTGCATCGGGACAGGTCACACTTGCGGCTGGAACAAAAGCTATTGCTATACCTGGTTTAACTACTTCAAGTAAAGGATATGTTAGTCTTGTCACACCAATTGCCGCAGCAGCAACTGTTATGTATCAAGCAGATTGTACAGCCGGTATCCTTACTATACAAGCAAATATAGCAGCCGGTACTATTCAGGCTTCAGATACATCAATTGTTAATTATATTGTTATACTTTAATGAAAAAACTATTTAGATATATTGAACCACTTTGGCTTGGTAAGAATAAAAAAGTATCTATAAGAAGCACTTTAGCGATTGCTTTTTCTATAAACTTTATGATTAATCTTTCACATGCTGTTGATAAATGGCAAGCCGGAAGATCCTTATCGGACCTGGCTATGGTGCTTGGAATAGAAGCCGGATTAATAGCCGGATTACTTGCTCTTCGTACATATCAAAATGTTCAATACGAAAATATGGGGGGAGGGGGATATATTCCTCCGGTCGAACAGGTTGTACCTGGTAGTGTAAATAATTGTGGAACCAGTTAATTATAATATGAAACAACTATTTTTAAATAATAATAACGCAATGAAAGGTCATCTTTTTTTAGCATCTAGTTGGCTGTTAAGTCTAGTTTCTCTAGGTCTAGTTTCTCTAATTTCTTTAAATAAGAGCATTGCTGTTATTTTAAGCTCAATTGCATCAATATTTGCGATTGTAAATTATGTGCAACAAATTCGTAAACGTAATAAAAATTCATAATCATGTCTTTATTTCAATCAAACGCTCATCCAAATGCTAACAATAGTGTTTGGCTTGCTTTAGGAACTATTTTTCTTTTTGTAGCAGGTATCTTTTTACCAGCGTTATTTAATCATGCGGCTTATGGTGTTTTCTTTGTTATTTCTGAAGTGGTCCTTGGTGTCGCAACTTATTTTTCATCTAAGGTGGGTTTTCAAAATACATTTGAAACAAACGATAATTGGAAAACAGGTGTACAAGCACTCTCGGCTGCTGGAAACCTTATTGTACCTGCTTTATTTGTAGCATTAACTTAAAATACAATGTTAATATTTTTAGTCATACAAGTATATTTATTACTTTGTGGGTTTTTTCTGGCAAAAAAAGACGCAGAAAGTTATTTGATGAAGGATAACATCTCCACCCCTACTGTCTTGAAAATCATAAAGAGGTGGCATACTGATGGAGTTGTATTGGCAGTACTGGTCAATGTTCCTTTATTGTATAACTTTTCTCACCTGTGGTGGGAGATCGCAGTCGTTAATATACTTCTTAGACTTGCTGAATTTGACTTAGTGTTTAATAGTTATGCTAACTTAAGTACAACATTCTTGGGTAGTACCGCACTTACTGATAAGATATTCTCAAAGATATTTGGGGTAAACGGCGCAATAGATAAATCAATAACATTTTTTAGTTTATTAATTCTTTTTAATATAGCAAAAGTAATATTTCATTTTTAAAAAACAACAACATGTGGATCTTAATTAAAGCCTTTCTATCAAAACATTTATCGGCTGTGATAGTGGCTATTCTTGCCGTTATTGTATTTTTTGTTCTTGATTTTGAGATCAATGCGAAAGCAAAAGAAATTCAAAATCTTAAAATATCAAATCAAAATCTATTAGCGGAAAATGATAGCATAACCGTAACCAAAAATAAGGAAGGACAAGTTCAGTATGATAAGTATGCTTTGGTCGCTAAACAATACAGTGATTTAAAGTCTATCAATTCTGACCTGGAACAGAAAATAAAAGATCAAACTGGAAACGTTATAGGTGCTGTTTCTTCAGGGACCAAGTTAGTGGATTCCGGGGTCTTTAAACCCACCGTTGTTAAAGATAGTATTACAAAGCAAGCTGGTGTAGTAACATACATTCAAAAAGATGTTAATTTCTCTTTAGATACAACTTATTCAAAAGGCAATTCTCATAAACTTGTAACAAAGATTCATATTCAGGGTGTTCCGGATAGTTTACAGATAACAGGAGTCCTTGCTAGGGATGAGATAGCCTTTACTGCTTTGACCGGGGTTAAGATAGATAAGGAAGGGAATTATGTAATTTTTGTTGTACCTGATTATCCAGGCGCAGTGATTACTCAGTTAAACGGAGCCATTATTGACAAACATATTTTTCAAAAACCTGATAAAAAAAGAATATTTACTCTCGGTGGTTCTTTTGGGTATATACCTATTCTTTATAATTGGTCAACAAAACAAACAATCTTATTTGGTCCAAACCTTGGAGCAAGTTTGGGGGTAAATGTTAATTTAACGGAGTTACTTAGAAAAAAGTAAGATGGGTAATGATATATGTGATCTTATTAATAGAGTAAACGAGTTACAAGAGCAGTTTTATAAATGTGGGGCTGTTTATAGATCACCTGTATCTGGTTTACAATTTATAGTACGTCCTGATCAACACAAAATCCTCTTAATAAGAGGATATTTGCTTTTAGACAAGGACGGCAATTCTGTGTATATTCATTTACGTATATTTCCTAATCAAATGGTTGAAATTGATTCTAACGTTGACATGACAGGATTAACTTTATATTTATTTTAAAAATGGCATCAAATAGAATTCTTGTTGATTTGGATGGTGGTTTAATAAACAATCTAATTAACTGGAGACATAACCCTTTAACTAGCGCAGCTAGAATATCTCTTGGAGCATCATTAACCGCTGCTAACATAGGACTTTTTGTATTTGATATAAATCTTCTTCAAGGATTTTATTGGTCAGGAAGCGCATGGGTACCATCAGGGGGAGGTGGGGGTGGTGCGGTTTGGGGAAGTATTACAGGTATACTTTCTAATCAAACTGATTTACAAAATGATTTAAATCTTAAAGCTAATATATCTTCACTAGCACCGGTTGCTTTTTCTGGTCATTACTCTGACCTTACTGGACAACCTACATTGCTTTCTCAATTTACTAATGATCCAGGATATATAACTTCTGCTTCTCTTCCAACATTTAATAATGGATTAACAGAGACTTCAAATGTTGTTCAATTAGGTGGTTCTCTTATTCAAGATACATTTATTAATTTATCAACATTTGGTCTTGCTTTACAATCAGCAGCGGGAACTCAATTTGCAATATCAGATGCAGGAATTACTGAACAGACAGCATATGATATTTATGGAAATAACTCATCATTAGAGGTAATATCTTCTGGAATATTTGGTACTGTACAAGGCCCATCTGGAACGACCTTAATATATATTAAACCAGAGGGAATACTTATTACTTCTAATTATTTTGCATTACAGGCACAATTAGAAATACAGGATGGAACTCAAGGGAACGTTGGAGACGTATTTACTTCTATAAATAATCAGGGTCTTGGTGCCTGGGTTACTCCTCCGTCTGGAGCAACAGGAGTATTAAGTGCAAATGATGGATTAAGTGTATCAGGCAGTGTTGCTAAATTAGGGCAAGCCGTTGGAGCAATAGGAAATCCTGCTGCGCTTACAGAAAATAGACAGTTACCAATGGGCGGTTTTAGTACGAATTTTGATAGTGGAAACTTTACTATTACAAATCCAAATCCATATTTCTTAGATGTTACTGTGCCATCAGGGGGAGGGGTATATTATTTTAAGAGAGTTAATTTTAATACAAATGTAACATCACATCAGTTTTATGATTGGTACCTTTCTACAGATAACGGAGATGGAACATTTGATCACGTTCAAGCACAAGGATTCCGTGGTAATGGTAATACTATACCTAACTGGTTTGAATCTTTAGAATATCAATACCTGAGTGCTGGTTATGAAAGACATATTCAATTCCAGGCTTATAATTCTGAATTGCGTTTGTCTTCTTATACTTATGCATTTTCTGGAATTGACTTCGCGCATGATTCATGTCTATTTTTCCATTCACTTACTTCATGGGCAATTAGGAGTATGGGAACTCAACATGAGGGGTTATTTTATTCAGGTGGAACACCAACAGCCCCTGGTCAATTCGGATTTGGTAATGATGATTTAGCGGGTGGAACTTTAACTGGTTATATTGAAAAATGCGATTCAGTAAATCACAAAGTATCTTTACAAAATAATGGAAATGATCCATCTGGGACTTCTTATGAATTTCAAGGTTTTCCAAAAATATATTTTGATACCATAGGTTCTCATTCAATTTATGTTGATGGTTCCGATTGGTCTTTACATGCTGATAAGGTGTGGGTTGCAAATCCATCATCCAATACATTTTCTATTGATAATGCGTCTACTTTAGATTTACAAATTAATTTCCAGCCTTCTAGGAATACGTATCATATGATCGTATCTACGGCAACGGCTGAGTGGGGAGATTATATTCCTTCACCTAACGGATACTCAAGAACATTTTACTGGGGGACAACTCAGATGCTTTCATTGAGCAAATCGGTTGCTTTATTTAGTACACCGGTCCAGATTGAAGACGGAAGTCAGGGGACTATAGGAAATGTTTTTACTTCTATAGATATTAATGGAACCGGACGGTGGGAACCGGTATCAATTGGTGGAATTGCGGCTGGAGGAGATTTATCAGGAACCTTTCCAAATCCAACAGTCCTTAATAGTGCAGTAATAGGCAAAGTTCTTACTGGATATGTTTCAGGAGCAGGAGTTGTTTCCCCAACTGATACAATATTATCAGCTATTGAAAAATTGAATGGTAATATTGGTGCTTTGGTTACCGGTGTATCATCATTTAATAGTCGTACCGGTGCTATTACTTTATTAAGTTCAGATGTAACAGGAGCTTTAGGATTTACACCACAACCGGCAGGAAATTATATTACTGCCTTAACTGGAGACGTTACAGCCGCCGGTCCAGGTTCATCAGTAGCAACTCTTGCGACTGTTAATGCAAATGTTGGATCGTTTGGTGACGCTACCCACGTAGCAGCGTTTACTGTAAATGCAAAAGGATTAATTACAGCAGCTTCGAGCGTTGCAATAACCTTCCCAGTGACTTCAGTATTTGGAAGAACGGGGGCGGTGGTTGCTACAACCGGAGATTATACTATTGCTCAAATTACAAATGGGTTGTCTAATGTTCTTGCATCGGGAGATTTGTTTGTAGGAAACGGAAGCAATATTGCTACAGGTGTACCTGCATCAGGTGATTTAACTCTAAGTAATACAGGAGCCTTTACAATAGGATCTAACGTTGTTACGTATGCTAAAATGCAGCAAGCTTCTGCACATACTTTGCTTGGTAATCCGACAGGGGCAACAGCTAACATTTCTGAAATAACTCTTGGTTCAGGTTTGTCATTTAGTGGAACAACTCTTACTGCTACAGGAACAGGTGGAACAGTAACTTCTTTTTCAGCGGGTACTCTTTCTCCTTTATTTACTACATCAGTTGCTAACCCAACCACTACCCCTGCATTAACCTTTAGTTTATCTAATGCAGGTGCGTTTACTATTTTCGGAAATGATACAGCGGGTTCAGCGGCACCAACATTCTTTACTCCGACTCTAACAGACGGACTTTTTGCGAACGAAGGAACAACAACTACTGTACTTCATGGAAACGCTGCGGGTAATCTTTCTTTTGCTGCTGTTGCAAATGCAGATCTTGCAAATAGTTCAATTACGTTTTCTGCACCAGGAACATCGGGACTTGCTCCTAACTGGTTGACTTCACCAGTATCATTAGGAGGCACAGCAACATTAGAGATTCCTTTAGCTTCAACAGCAAGCGTTACAGCAGGATTAATAAGTAATACAAACTTTAATACTTTTAATAATAAACAACCAGCGGGTAACTATATAACAGCTTTAACTGGAGATGGAACAGCGGCTGGTCCTGGTAGCGTTGCGTTTACACTTGCAACTGTCAATGCAAACGTTGGGACCTTTGGTGATTCAACCCATGTAGGACAATTCACTGTAAATGCTAAGGGATTAATAACAGCCGCTTCCGCTGTGGCTATTGCTTTTCCAGTAACTTTTGTTTTCGGTAGAACCGGAGCAGTCGTTGCAACAACAGGTGATTATACGATAGCGCAAATTACAAATGGATTATCAAACGTTCTTGCGGCAACAGATATTTTTGTAGGAAGTGCTGGTGGTCTTGCTGTAGCTGTTCCTTTAACTGGGGATGCTTCTATAACAAGTGCTGGTGTATTAACCCTGGGAGCAAACGTTGTTACTTATGCAAAATTCCAACAAGTAGCAGCAGCAAGTTTAGTAGGAAATCCAACTGGATCATTGGCTAATGCAGAAGGAATTACTCTGGGAACAGGATTATCTTTTACAGGAACCGTATTAAATGTGACAGGCATTCCAACATCTGTATCTAATATAGATGGTTCATTAACTATATCTCCTACAACAGGAGCCGTGATAGCTTCATTAAATGTAGCACACGCTAATACCTGGACAGGAATTCAGTCATTCACTGCTGGCACTTTAGTTTCACTTGCAAATACCGCTCTTGCTCCGGCTCATACCTTTACCCTGTCAGGTGCTGTATTAATGACTTCTCCTGTAGCAGGGGATATGGAAGTAGATTCAACGGGTCTTCTTTATTATACTAACCTTTCCACCTCTCGTGCTAAAGTGGATGTTGAACATTTTATATGTTTAACGGCTGCGTATACCCTTACTTCTCAGACTGGTGCTCAAAAGATGTTTAATGCTACTACTAATGGAGCATTAACTGTTGCTGCATCTACAACTTATTTCTTTGAGTGTGATTTTAATATAAGCAACATGTCTGCTACATCGGGTAGTTTTGGTTTTGCTTTTGGGGGAACTGCTACAATTACTTCTCAAGGTTGGAAAGCAGTTGCAACTAAAAGCACTTTAACTGCTGCGACTAATCCTACAATGACTTATAATACCATAGCAAATATTACATTAACATCAGCTAATACAACAACAACCGGTGCAGCGTTGATTAGAGGTATAATAAGAATAAACGCTGGTGGTACACTTATACCACAAATTTCTTTAGGTGTTGCAAACGCAGCTATTATGGGTGTCAACTCATATTTTAGAATCTGGCCTGTAGGATCAAATGTGGTAACAAATCTTGGAGCTTGGAGTTAATAAAAAAATAATTTATGGCCTATAATACTGATCCTATCGCTTCTTCTGGTCAAACCGGTTTATTAGCCGCTACTGATTTTAATACATTCAGTAATAAGGCTAGAACTATTAATGTACAAATATTTAATACAGCGGGTATATTTACTTGGACTAAACCAGCCGGAGCACAAATAGTTCATGTTAAAATGATTGGTGGAGGTGGAGGTGGGCTTGCTGGTAGTATTGCGACAAGTGGTACAGCTATTGGAGGAACAGGTGGTGGTAGTGGAGGACTTTCTGAAAGTATATTTCCTGCCGTATTGTTAGGAGCAACGGAAACTGTTATAGTAGGGGCGGGTGGAACCGGTGGAACTGGTATTAATACAGTGGGTAATCCTACAGTATTAGGAACTAACGGTGGAGCATCTTCTTTCGGTTCATGGTTATTTGCAAGTCTTGGAAGTGCCGGAACATCAGCCGGAACAGTGGGTTTAGCTGGTGGTGGTTATCCTGCAATTTCAGGAGCAGCTACAAATAATGGTAGTAATGGTGGAGCAGCAGGAGGAGCTGTAGTTGGTACCTTTATGGCTCCTTCAGGGGGTGGTGCAGGGGGTAATATTACAGCAGGTGGACAAACTCCTGGTGAGAATGGCGGGACAGTTGGTGCTGCTAATCTTGCAAATAGAAATTCACCAGCAGGATATGCTGGTCTTATAGAAGGTGGACTTGGTGCAACCTCATTAGTATCACCAAATGGTGGAAATGGAAATACATTAGGTGTAAATTCAATTGTTGGTGGTTCTGGTGGTGGGGGAGGAATGTTTGCACAAGCAGCAGATAATTCTAACGCTGGTAATGGCGGTAATGGTGGATTCCCAGGTGGTGGGGGTGGAGGAGGAGGTGCTAATAGACAAGCTGGTTTCTTCTCAGGAAATGGTGGTAATGGAGCAAGCGGTATAGTAGTTGTAACAACATACTTTTAAAAATAATATATGGCAATTTATTCGATTGGTTTAGGTAGTGGAATTTTAAGTTTACCGGTAGGATTAAAACCCGGTGATATTGTAAATATTAATGCAGGAACTTATCCTGGTATTAATGTTTCTGGTCTTACAGGAGTAACATTTCTTCCTGTTGGGGGAACTGTAACATTTACTTCAAGTATTATCCTTGGTAAGACAGAAAATATTATTTTTGATGGAAGCGGTCTTGCTGGAGTTAAATATGGTTTCATTTATGGTGGAACAGGAACAGTATTTAATCATGGTGGTGGAAATAACGTAAATGACCTCTTTAAAGCATTTAGTATTGCAAAAACAGTATCCAATATATTTGACGGATCAGGTAACGCAATTACTTACACAGGAACTCCACAAACCGCTCTTTACTACGGACTGACTGTAGATACCTTTGCTTTTGGAGGCCCAACTTTACTTTATAATGGTACATGGGAATCTCCACTTACTTATCATAACGTAAATATTGATTCACTGTTCAGTAATATAATTGTTACTAATGACGGAACAGGATCAGGTACAAAAGTATTTGGTAATTCTATTTATGCATTAAGAGCATATAATTGGACTGTTACAGGACCAACTCTTACGAATAATGGAGATCTTGGTATATTTGAAATTTTATCTGGTAACTCTTGGTTAGCGAATATATATAGAAGTGGGGGATGGGGATATATTCAACGTTTATTCCAAGTTGTTCTTGGAGGACTTCTTTTTACTAATCAGGATTCTTATATATATAATGTTATTGACGTAAACACTGTTCACTACGGAACTGTAGATGTTCGTATTGATACATCGTTACTTAATTCAAAAGCTACTATTCCTTTAACAGGAGGAAATTTCTTTTTCTTAAATAATGATTCAGGAGATAAAACAGATGACGGTACGTATGTCACTAACGCTGTTGTTCTTGGAGCTATGGTTGATGACCAGGGAAAAATGTATACAGCGACTATACAAAATAACTTTGCCTGGAACGCTATGGCAACCACACAATCAGGTGGATCAAGCTTACTAAAAAATAATAGTAACGGACAGGCTCTTATAGTTGAATCTAATAATATTGATTTGATTCCAGGAGTTCCTTTACCATCCGGATATTTAATTGATAAAATTAATTTTGTTCCTTCTGTAGGTTCTCTATTAATTGGAAAAGGAACGAGCGAAAGTATAGTAATTGTAGATATTTATGGAAAGCCAAGAACCAACCCTCCGGATATTGGAGCCGTTCAAAGCGTTCCTCTTAAACAACGTACAGTTGTTTCATTTGTAGGATCTTCAGGTAAAACAACATTTACTTATGATGATGGAAGTACATCTCAAATTTAATATATGGGTTATCAAATATCAAGTAATGATAAAGTGGTTATTTGTATAAAATGTAAACAAGAAAAACCACAGACTGAAGATTATTTTTGTAGAAACAGTGATCGTTTATCTGGCTTTCTTGAAGTTTGTAAAATTTGTGATAATGAAAGACAAAGAATTAGACGGGCTAATTGGTCTAAAGAAACTAGGAAAGATAGATTAAAAAAGAAATCCGAATATGCTTCTACGAAAGGAAAACCTGGTCAAATTAAAATGTGTTATACTCAAATTGATCAAAGGAAAGGACTTCTAAATGATTTAACGAAATCATTTATTAAAAACGCTTTAGAACAAACTTGTGCGTACTGTGGATTTGAATCAACCGGCCTTGATAGATTGGATAATTCAAAGGGACATTTACAAAGCAATTGTATACCGTGTTGTAAAGAATGTAATATAGCTAGATTAAATCATTTTTCATATTCTGAAATGTTAATAATTGGAAAAGCTATAAGAGAAGTTAAATTATCAAGAATAATAAATAATAATTAAATAAAATGTATACCATATCTTCAAATGGAGTTTTAATTACTGAACAATTCGAAGGATTCATACCACACCCATATCAAAAACCTGGTGATATTCCAACGATTGGGTACGGTACGACCTTTTATCCTGGTGGAAGAAAGGTTACTATGCAAGATCCATCCATTACAAGGCAACAAGGTCTTTCATACCTTTTAAATTATATGAATGTCCTAGTATCTCCTATTTTAAATAATCATGTAACGTTTCCTTTGAATCAAAACCAGGTAGACTCTCTTGCTGATTTTATTTATAATGAGGGGAGTGGAGGCTTTATAGGATCTCATCTTTTAGTTGCGATTAATTCAAATGCTGGTCAAGGTGCCATTTCTGCTGAGTTTAGAAAATGGGTTTATTTTAATCATCAGGTGGACCAGGTTTTGGTCCAGAGAAGAGAAGGAGAAATAAAATTGTTTTTTAGCTAATAAAAAAGCCGGATATTTAATCCGGCTTAATTATTAATTGTCAATTACATCTTGAGGAATTTCTTTTGTTCCTTCCTGTTTTTCAGGAGCATTTACGCTTTCTTTAACTTTAGAACCTTCAGCTTGAGCTTCCTTATCTCTAAGTGCTCTAACCTGTTGAAAAAATACTACAATCCCAAAACCGTGTTTTGTTGGCACTTCCTGGATTAGTTTGTCTAGCTGTTGTAATTCAGCGTCTTTGATTAATAAATCTGGCATTTGTGTGTGTTTTTAAACGTTTAAAAAAGAGTTTATAATTTGAGTTTTTCCTTGACCTTTTCTAAGATCTCAGTACGTAACTCCGGGTTATCATTTAATAGAGTACAGACAGCATCCCTTCCCTGCCCAATTTTATCTTCACCATAAGCATACCAGGAACCGCTCTTCTTGATGATTCCTAGCCCCGTGGCTATGTCCACTAGTTCAGCACTTGAATCTATACCCTGGCCGAATATGAGGTCAAATTCAGCCACCTTAAAGGGTGGAGCGACCTTGTTCTTAACTACCTTCACCTTAACCCTGTTCCCAATGGCTTCGTCACCGTCTTTCAGGACCCCGATCTTACGCACATCAAGACGTATGGAAGCGTAGAATTTAAGGGCATTTCCCCCAGAAGTGGTTTCCGGGGACCCGAACATCACACCTATCTTCTCTCTTAACTGATTGATGAAGATGACAATAGCGTTAGATTTAGAGGTTTTGGCTGTAAGTTTACGCATGGTCTGACCCATAAGCCGGGCCTGTAATCCCATTTTCTGGTCCCCTATTTCTCCTTCTAGTTCAGCTTTAGGTACTAAAGCGGCCACAGAATCTACAACTATAATATCCACGGCACCGGATTCCACAAGCCGGTCAGTGATTTCCAGGGCCTGTTCTCCGTAGTCGGGTTGATTGATGATAAGCTCGTCTGTGTTTATACCCATTCTCAAGGCATAAGATTCATCAAAAGCGTGTTCTACGTCAATAATTGCAGCGATTCCACCAAGTTTCTGTACCTGGGCAATCACATGCATAGCCAGGGTGGTCTTCCCACCGCTTTCTGGGCCGTATATCTCAACGATCCTACCTTTGGGTAGTCCTCCGACTCCAAGGGCTATATCAAGCCCTAATGAGCCTGTAGACACTACTTCTATATTCTTGTTGGGACTATCTCCCAACATCATGACCGTACCGGTCCCAAAATCCTTGTCAATCTTGTCCATTGTAACTTTAAGCTTTTTAAGCTTTTCTACGTCTCTGGTTTCTTTTTTCTTTGCCATTTATCGTATTATGTGGTTTATTATAGCTAAAGCAGCACTGTCTCTGAGTTCTGGTGTAACCTCTAAATCCTTATCAAAGAATTCGATTAAACGAGTCTGAAAGTCAGGGGATAAACCCTGCGGGGGCTGTTTAATTTGTCCGATAGTCTTAAAGTTCAATTCAAATCCTCCCTCCTCACAATACTTGATTTCGCAATCAATTTCGTCTCTAGTTGCGGCTAAGATAGTACCATCCGTTAGTTCGATCACAAATATAATATCTTTTTTCATATTATCCAAATTTAAGGAATTTAATACCAACAGTCTTCATGACATTGACCTACCGTTCCATGACCGCACAGACAAGGTTCGTCTTTATGATCATTTACGTGCTTTTCATATCTCTTTTTTTGAAACGCAAGGTTTTTTGGACTCATCTGCTCTTCAAAGTTTATGGGTTCTCTTTTTTCTATTTCTGGATCAAAGTCTTTCATGTTATTTCATTAAATGTTCAAAAAGTTGTTTTCTATATTCATTGATTTTAAGTAAATTATAATGTTCACGACAATATTCACCCAGGGCCTGTCCTTTCTCCTTAAGAAAGACCGGATCAATAGCGAACTTTTTAATATTGTCAAACCAGGTTGCAGCATTCGATCCATACATAACTAAATCCCTATTAGGGAAGTCAGAGTAAGGAGAAGTATCTGAAGCGATACAGGGATTATACTTAGCCGCACTCTCAAGGATCTTTAAATTGGACTTGTACGCATTAAACATATTCTGTTCCAGAGGGATCAGAGTAACGTCACAATGAGAATAATGATCCTCATAGGAGTCCAGGGGGAGGGTCCCGCGAGATTCATAACCGGGTATCCTTCCGTTTAAAGAGAAAGAGTTCTCCATCTTATTCCAGAATACAAGGGACTCTTTGTTTCTGTAATCCACTCCTGCCAGTATGAACTTAGATTTATTAAATTTGGGATTGTTTATAATCTTTTCAAATGGTCTTTTTAAAACTTGAATATCGTGAAAGTGTGATGATCCTCCTGCATAAAGAAAACGGGTGAATTCACTCTGTACCTTTGTAGAGTTGAATTGTTCATGATCGTAGGGGAGGGCATTAGGAATTACATGGACATTCTTGTTTAAAGCCTTTACTTTATCAGCCAGTAGAGCGGTTGTAACAATAACGGCATCTGACGCAACAATGCAATCTTTTATCTTTTGGGCGGTTTTATTAGCTTCCCAGGACTTAGCCAGGATGTGATGAGGGTATAGATCCCAATAATCATCAAGATCCGTAACTATTTTAAAACCGTGTTGTTTTTGCAAGGGTTTAAATACTTCAATATCCATCCCTGGGGTCCTGTTAAACAAAAGGATTTTTGTCTCTGGAGAAAGATCCCCAAAAGTTTTACCTTTCCATTGATTAATATCAATGCCCATATACTTCAAAGGCATGACCAATCGGTGCCAATCGCATCCTGACGACATCTTAATTATTGCAGTTAATCCTTTCATTGTTTGTCTTTTTGTATTTCCAAATAAACCCACCAGTTTGTTTTCTTTTTCCTTGAGCAACCATTGTTATTTTTCCATTTGAAATATTTAACTCTTTGGTTGCATTAGAAATACAACTCCATTCTTTTATAAAAATTCCTTGTTTATCATATTGTAATACTGTTTTTGCACGTAATCCCTTACGAGATTTACTCATTTGTTGAAGAGATTTTTTTGAAAAACAGTTTTTTAATCCTTTATTCCAAGTAATATGTCCTGTCCGTTCGCTGCTGGATTTTCCTATTTTTTTCTTAGATTCTTTTGTATGTTTGGGTTTTCCTAAATGAGCTTTTGCTATTTTATCTTTTGATTCTTGAGTATGTTTTGCCCCATACCCACCCTCTCTCAAATTCAACAACTCAATACCACAATCACGATAAAGATCCATATAAAACTGTTCATACCGATCTAAAACATCTTGACTTACATCAGAGGGTAATTCGTGACAAATTTCAAACTTATGATTTTTAACTCCATATTTATCAAAGGAATTTTCTAGTTTTGCTTGTTTGTGTTTTCTACCATGTTGTTTATAATGAGTCCATCTGCTTTTAATATCCCAACTCTGCCCAATATATACTTTCCCAGAAGGACTTGTTATTTTATAAATTCCAATCATTTTATTTCTATTTCTCTATGATCTCCGTTTCCTTTAATCATATTTTTTTCTCTACGCAAAGTAATTTTTTTAATATTATTTCGGGCAGTATCTTCCATAGTAATACCTAAGTCAGTACAAAGGGAAGCAATATATCAAAGTACATCACCGATTTCACCAGTAAGATCTTCAACATTAAGATTTGGAGTATCACCACGCATCCACTTTTTAATTTTACCGGCCATCTCTCCCGCTTCATTAAGAACTCCGATTGTTGGATATATGATTGCATACTTCTCAGGGAATGCTTTATTTTTAGCTGCTTCTAACTGATATTCATTAAGAGTTAAATCTCGTGTAGTAAATGTATAACCGTTATTTGGTGTTTCAAAATCCTTAATAGGTTGATCATTTATGTGTCCTGGAGTGTTCATTGTTGATGTTTTAATTTATAAACTTTTTGTAATACTTTAATTTGATATAAGCAATCTTCATATGGGTCGTGTGTTGTTCCCCTATTAGATGAGGGTTCATAAACATGTTCATTATGCATGATATATGTTCTCATGTCTCTTTCATTCTTAGTTGTCCAAGGAGCAGAATATCCAACTGCTTTAAATGCTCCTTCTAAAATACCACAATCAAAACGGTTTCCATTTCCCCATAATGTTGGATTTGGGAAATTTATTAGCCAAACAGTAAATTCTTCTAATATTCTTTTTAAATCATCTCCTGAGTGATCAAGAGCAAGAAATTTATTAATTGTTTCTTCATCCTGTCTCATCCACCACTTCATTGTTTCTGGATCAATTTTTAGTCCGTATTTAAGAGATGATTTTATTGAAATTGATTGATAAAAATAATCAAGATTTACAAAGTCTGTTTCTAATTGAAAATTTACAGCACAAAATGAGGTAACAATATAACCGGGTGATGTTCCCAAGGTTTCAATATCAAGCATTATGTCATTCATGGTTTACTATAATTTGATTTGTTAATCATGTGATGGTCCTTTTTATGGTTTATCCAAAGAGTTATTACCTTAGCAGTAGCTTTTTTAAAGTTAGGTTTTAAAACTAGTACTATATCATAACTTTTGTTGTGTTGTATTCTAACAACACACATTAAAATCTTTTTACCACTCTCTGTGGTCTTTACTTCTACAAACTTCTTTTTGGTTAACATCATCTTGTTTATGGATGGGGGTCTTTTGTTAACCCTTTCCTTAAAACGCCTTAAAGCGTGTTTTGAGTACTTTAGAAACAAGAACTTTCTTGGGATAACCATTTGTTCGGGGAACCCGACTTGTTTATGAAATATCATATTGCAAATTTAATATAAATTTTGGTAATAAAAAATGTTCTATTTGTTAAATATATGTGAACTACCAGGGCATTTGGAAGTTTCAAATAATATGGTTATATTTGTAAAAAATTAATAACACATGGCAGATCGTAAAAATCACAAGGAAAAAGCAGCCGCTTTCTCCGAAGCACAAAAAAAGAAAAATGTTCAGGCATCACAGCCTAAAACTCATCTTATTCCTGACGTAGAATGGCAATCTACTGATAATCTGGACCTTCGCGGGGATGTCGCTGAAGCTATTCAGAACAACCTGGTAGTAGCCTTTGAAGCTCTACAGAAAGCAGGACAGGCTTTCCAGGTACTTTTGAATCTTAATATCAAAGCTGGTAAAGCAAAGCTTAAATACACCTGGAATAATGGTGAAGCTCCAACTGATGCTGAACTTAAAGACTATCAAGAGCAAATGACCCAATTGCAAGCTCTTAAAGCCGAACAATTGAAAAAAGCTCAGGATGGTATTGCAGCAGAAGCAAAGAAGAATCAAACCTCCAAAACCAATCTGGTCACAACAGATGGTCAGCCTTTGACAGAAGAAAATCTCTCTAAATCAAAGAGTGGATTAATAGTGTAACCTATCTCTTGGTACATACAAACAGAAAACGCGGCTTTTCAGTCGCGTTTTTTAATTTGACCCCATGTATGGTTTTTTATGTTTTTGTATTATTGGTGTTGATGCTTTTGCTTCCAACGAATTTACCATAACAATTCCCCTTGATCCCCAATTTTTGGACCATTGTTTTTTGGGAGGATCTTTCTTTTTCTTATGGGACATAAAGTATTGTTCCGTTATCTTTCTGAATGTCTTCTTCAAATATTTTCCGGGCTTCCTGGACGTTGAACGGAGCGCATATAATATGAAATCCTTTCTTAGTAGGCACAACCCCAAATATTCCATCATCCCCTCTCTTAGCTTGTTTATGTAATTCTTTAATAGAAGCAATAATTTGGTCAACATAATATGGAGCGGTTATATCAACATCCACAACCCACTTTTTAAATATTTCTGAATTACATGTTCCAGCAGCCGCCCAAAAAGCCTTTTTAACAGCCTTATAGTTATGACTTATAATATAATCAACCGTAAGTTTTAAAGCCTGTAAACCGACTCTCTCAAGGTCCCGGACGTTAAGATTAATATATGCCCTGGCATTATTCCTTACACAGATTGCCATAATATGAGCCATCTTCTTCTCTAGGTCAGACTTATTATAAATACACATTTGATCAATAACTTCCATATCCTTATCCATAGTTGGATTATCCTTTCGCCTTTTTAGTATTTGGAGAAGGTAGAATGGATTTTCTATATGTGTCTTGACAGAAATAAACGGGGCCAGTAATTCAAAATTATTTATAGACATTTTTATTTATTAATAAACATTAAGTAATCGTAATTTTTATTCTCAGCCCACCGTATTAACCTTACTAATATATTAGATTCTATAGTTGGTGTAGTAAAAGTAAACAAAGCATCCGTTCTTACCAAATAATAATTGTTTCTTTTTATTCCTATTTTATAGGAAGGAGAAGTAAGTCTATCCAGAAACGACAAGCCCAAGTGTCCTTTGAACTCTGAAATATTTAATTGAGCAAAGCGGAGGGGGAGATTTTCAGGATCATTTACAATTATAGCCATTAGTTTGTATTTTCATTGTGATGATCTACTCCACCCAGGTTAATTCTATTTTTCATTATTGCTGCAATCTCATCAAAGTGATATGGACGGAATTCTGGATGAGTATCTACACCAACATCCATACATTTGAATTTTGCATATTCAAAGGTTCCATAATTTGGTAAACAATAATCAGGTAACGTTCCATGACTATGTCCGTATAAGTTCCAATTTCCATACTGTCCCTTACCCCACACCCTCTGGGCGAAATGAGACAAGCACATTGATTGTCCATTTATTTTTTTGTTTCTTATATACTGATTTACAGAAGAAAAAAAAGATTGAATATTATTCATATATACGGCATGATGTAATTCATCTATATTTGCTTCCATTCCAACTATGACTTTTTTATCATTTTCTATATGATGATCATGATTTCCCAGGACCAGATGAATTGTTTTACAATTAATCCGTTTACGAAAATTCCAAATCTGATCAATCCCCCCAAAACTCCAATCCCCAAGGTGATAAAGAATATCATTTTCCTTTACAGTCTTATTGATATTTTCAACCAGGCGAACGTCATGTTCTTCCAGAGTATCAAGATCCCTACACCTAGATAGATCTGTCCATTCAGAAGTTCCACGCACAATGTTTTTGTGGTGGAAGTGAGTGTCACTTGTAAAAAAAATACTTGCCATAATTATTTTGATTGATTTTATCAAATCTTTTTTTCATGTCCTTAATAATTCCGTGAGGAACGTGTCTGCCGGTTAGTATCCTTCTCTTAACCTCCCTTACTCTACAAAGCCATAAAGGAGTATTGAAAAATATTATTTTAAGTATAAAATCAGCTTCAGGAAACTGTTTTACGTATCCATCCAGGTGGGCCGCATCAACATTTGTTTTATCAATAATAATATTATGTTTAAGATGTATTGATGCTCCTAATAAATGATCCCAACATTTAGTGACTTTTTTCTCGTCATTGCTATTCTGTTTATACTCTTTACCAAACATCTTCTCCCTTATTTCATCTCTTGAAAGTATAGTAAAGAATCGTTTATCAGGGAACCTTTTAATAAAGGTTGTTTTACCACTACCTGGAGGTCCACATAAAATTAAAACTACTTTTTTCATAATGTTATTTTTCAGATAATATATACATAATAGTACAAAATATTATACTTAAATTTATAACCCAACTAACAATAACATATGTTTTATAACTCATAAAATTAATTTTGTGTTTCTACATCAATTACTTCTGCATCTGCCTGTTTAGATTCGTGGATCAAAAAAAGTGGCGACTTAAGCTTGTATACTCTGGGATTTGGATAATCCTCAATCCGAATAACAATACCCTCTTCTATCACGTTAGAATCAAGCCAGGATGGTCTGTCAAGATAAGTCTTAATAAAATATTTTTCAAATTTATCTTTCCAAGGTTCTGGATCTCCAAGGAAATCTTCTATTGCACAGCCTACTTGATGCACTGCAAAATTTGATACTTTTCCTTCATAATCTGTAATTACAGGATCAACTCCAATCTCCGTACATCTTTTACGGACCTGTCTCCATGATAAATCCACTTCAACCCCCTGGGAGTTTATATGAGTGATTCTGTATACATAAACTTTAGGAATATTTAATCCATAAGAATATCCTTTTTGAATATCTACTCCAGCGGCTAGAGGTATATATGTATTACCTGTACACCTGATTTGATATTTATCTTTTCCGATAATTTCAAAATATACAATCTCTCCTTTATGTAATTTATTTTGGAAGTTAACTTTTCCAACCATTGTCCAAAGATCATCTTCGTAAAAATGATTCTTATTCTTCAGTTCATTAAAGTTTACAGATTTTACAACGTGACGGCTTCCTATCACATAACTATATTCTTCATCCACAACTTTCACTCCCAGTTTTTTAGCAAGTTTTTCATGCCATTTGAGTTTGCGTTTAGTAAGTGTATGACCTATACGGGCAGAAGTACCGTGAAGTTTAATAGTGATGCTCATTTCATCCAGAAGATTGATTTTATCCAGGTTCTTAAGTAACTGAGAAGTATCAATATGTTCAGGGAACATACGGGAATCAATGATCTCATCCAATACCTTATTTGATTTCATTGTACCAGGTCCAGAAGATTTGACAGGAACAATATATTTTTTACAAATAAAAATTCCGTCAATTTCATTAAACTCCTGTCCAGCTTTAAGACCATATACTATTTTATTAACACCTCCTGAAGCACCTGGAATAACATTTGCTAGAGAACCAATAGGCATTACAACTCCTGTAGATTTATTGCCTTTAAATTTTATTGCTTTGACTCTTCCATTATCCTCAAAATATCCTTTTGATTTCTGATCTTCATTTAGATTAGAATTCCGATAAAGATTATTACCCTTAAGGTAAGCTTCACTAAGTTGAGTTTCTGACGGAAAGAATATATAAAGATCCCCCAGAGGATACTTCTTTGGAATTATACACGTATTACCAAACACCGAAGTCCCAACTACATTATCTAAGCCAGGGAGGGAGAATGTAGTTGTTACCTTAACTACTGTACCAGTGTAGTTTTTTGAGTCTTCATAAATTTTTAGTGACATTTTGTTTATTTTAGTTTTTTAATTAGGTCCGTGTAGTGGACACTTTAGATCAATCCATTGTATCTCAGGAAAAGCATCATCATTATCGCTTTTAGGACAGGTGCATTTAGGCCATAAATAAGATCTATGTCTAATTGCATTAGGTTCAAATCCCCATAACATTTGAAGTTCAAATTCAACCTGGGTTAATTGATTGAATAGAATTTTCATAAACGTTCTATTCTTTGTTTTAACTAAAAGAGTAAAAAGATCATATCGCTCCTTATGTAATGCAACAATCTGACTTACCGTATCAAAATCAAGTTTTCGTTCTCTAATAAGATCTGCATTAACTCCCAATCTATGACCACGATGAGTGAACCACATAATTAAAATTTTAATTCTTTTAGAGATTTGATCCTTTTAAAACCAACATCGTAACGCTGGTTGTGTGGACCATCCATTAGAAAACAACATATACCAGCCCGGTTTAACTCCTCAAAATTATCATAACGGTCATCCACAAAAATATCTATACCAGCTTCTTTTATGGCATCCACTTTTGATTTTCCTACCGGGATCGTAATAACAGGTCTCTGAGGGAAGCCATGAATTCTAATCCACTCCATTGTTATTTCAGTTGGTATTGGTCTTGAAGTCACATATGCATGAGGTTCAAAATGAATATCTTTAGGGTCTATTCGTGGTTTGAGTCCCAGGTAAAAGTCATTTAAAATTCCGTCTCTTTTCATTTGTTCAAAACGTTCCGGGATCTTATAATCAAAGAACCAGGCGGTTGGGGTATCAATACTCCAATATTTACACCAGTCACCAATCCAATCACAAAGTACCTCATCTATATCAAGTCCAATTTTGGGTTTAGGAATAACATTTATAAGGCGGTCATCTCCTTGAGGAAACCACTTATAGTAGGATACCAAGGCAAGACAGTTCCAGGCAGCATGAGCCATGTGATATAGACCAGTATGACTAAGACAAGTTCCGGCCTGGCAATCCTTACACTCTGGATCAAAGTCAAAATCTTCACCCCTCTCAAACGCATTTATATGCCTTTTAAGAGACGCAACACATTTAGACCACTTCATACCATGAAGCCAGTTATGAGGGGGTTCTGGGTATTTGAAATTCCCTTTGGTGAACACTTTAGCCAGTTCGTTTATAGCGAACGGCTCCAGAAGATCATGGCGAGTTTTATTATCATTAAGACGACTACCTGTTCCCAATTTACTCATAACTTATAATTTTTTATTATTTTCTCCATTCTCTTATTTTGTTCTACAAGATCAGAATGAGATTTTATTTTTTTAAACTCTTCTGCTGTATAATCGTGATGCATTCCAAATCCAAACATCATATTATCAAAATATTTTTTTATTTCCTGACTGATCTTTAAGTCCATATATTCCCTGTTCCTGCGCTTAGTACTGTTCAAAGATATGTATATTAAATAACAATTACCAATAAAAGCCAGGGTTAAAAATATAAAAGCTTTCATAAAATGAAATTAAAAAGGTAAATCGTCCGGTTCATTAGAAGGTTTCCAATTATAGGACTTAGGCTGTTCTTTTAGGTTTCTTGGGGGGAGGGGGGTGATTCTTAAGCTTTCTTTGGGTTTAAGAGCGTGTTTTGTCTGTTCTGCCCGGATAAGGTCCTTTACCTGGGTGGGGAAGTTCTCCTTCAAGATCCAGCCAGCATAATTAGCATCATCAATAACCCTTATCCCCTTTGCCTTTCCAAAATTAAATATCAAAAATCCTTTGTCATCTCGTTTTAATTTATTATAGAGATCAACCATTTCCTTGGTATCTGAAAGATCGTACAGGTCTACATCCTTCCATTCAAGCCGGTCCTCTACGATCTTATCCTGACAGTTAAATATAAGTTCTGTAGCTTCAACATCATTCATTGCATCATGAGCACCCTCCAGGATCTTTCCAGAATACCTTTTATAAGTGTTTGCCAGGTTGTTTGAATTAAGTTTCTTTTCTATATTAAGCACATCCAAAAACTTACCCGACAAATCCACTTCAACCTTAGCCCTGGCAAACTCAGCCATAAGCAAAGGAACATCAAAGCGCATGATGTTATATCCGATTATAATTTTGTTTTCAAAAAGCTTTTTTAACTTCTTTGCATCTTCAGAAAACAAGGGAGAGTCTTTAACATCATCGTCACTAATCCCATGAGCTTCAAATACAGAGTCGGAGATGGGGATTTCGGGGTTGTAGAGTTTGGATTTGTTTACCAGGATAGAACCGTCTTCCTTAACTACTTTTATAGCAAGCTGTACAATCCGGTCCGTTTCAGTATTTAAACCTGTAGATTCTATATCGAAGAAAAGCTTATCCATTATCATTATTTTTACCATCCATTAAAAAATGAGGGTTTAACGTGATTCACCCTCGAACGTTAGAAGTTAAACGAAGTTCCCGTAGAATGAAAGCAAATTGACAGTAAGGTTTCTTTGTTTTTGTTCCCCATTAACCACACTCCCATGACCACTTGCTTCAAGTTTCAGAAGTGGGGGATTTTCACCAAAGTTTTCTTTTACTAATCCGACAAGATGAGGCAAAGCCGAATCGTATTCTACTTTTGATTGACCACTAAGTTTTCCAGAATAATCTTCCAGAGCTTTAGCGATATTTTCCGGCTTGCCGATAAACTGAATTGACCATGACATATACTTTAATTTTTATTGGTTACTGAATCATATTTGTTCAGAGCGGCGCGGGCGTTATCACAAATTATTGGTAAATGAAGCGTCATTTGATTAAACTCATTCCAATCAACCAACTCCCTCAACGCCTTTGCCATTTCCTCTACTCCGTAGGCTTCCATTGTGTAGGCATGTCCCGCAAAGAATACAGTGCGATAGTTTTGTTGTTGTGCAGCATATTGACGACCTGTTGGAAGTTCTTTTAATTTTTCTTCAATTGGATATAACTTAATTGCCGCTTCCAGTATCTTTGTCATGGGTTATTATTTTCTATTTCAGTTAATCTATTACACATTGTTTCCCACTCCCCTCCGGTCTCTTCATCCCTTACAGTACAAAAGTATCTTCCCTTTCTTACAAGGGTAACCTTACCCCCGTTATTGAATTCGTTATCAATAATATATTCCTTTCCGTCCTTTAGATCTATTTCTTGTAGCATAATCTATTCCTTTATTAATTGCTTCCATTTTACTTTCAAGTGAATCGGTTTTATATCGAATATGTTTAATGATAAAACTTTTATAAATGACCTGTACAGTTGACGTTTTATTATGTCCTTTTCCTGCTTTACCGCCAGTTTGTTTTGCAAGTTTTACTGTATATTCTCCAATTATTCTTACCATTGTTCTTCAGTTTGTAAAGCTTTAAATTTATCTACTTCGTGGTACTTTTTAATATTGTCTTTTAAAGTCATTTTTTGAATGTTCCAAATATGATACCCATCTTGATTATGTATGCGGTCTACTGAATCCCCTCTCCCTGGTACAAAATTATTTTCTTCACACCATAATCTAAATACATGAAGAGGTATTGTAAAATCTTTTGGACGTTGTTTAGCTCTATCCTTTAGATTATGCCACACATATTTAATCGGGTCCAAAAATCTTCTTTTCCTGGAACGACAAGTTGCACAATGGGCATTGTCCTTACATTTTTCTGTACAATGAGAGGTATGGTATTGCATGTAATCATCTTTTAGAGAATACTTCTACAGCTATAAAGCCGTTTAAATAGTGACTGCGGGGCCTTTCCCATTGATTGGTATCAATATGCCAAGCAATTTCTTCCAGGGTCTGTTCCCATCCCGTTATCCTTGTTCCTTCCATGCCGGATCTCTTTATCTGAAGGTCTGAGCCTTTGTAACCATACAGATAAGGAATCTTTTCCTGATCGTCAATAACAACGTTAAGAGGATTCATTATACTATAATCACTATATTGTCCTTTTTTATATGTCTTGATCCAGGCATGTAAAAGGAAATCGTAGATACTATGTTGCAGGGGATAATCAAATCTCCTAATTGCATCGGGGAAAAGGAAAGTATTGTTTGTATATTTTAAATCCACTTCCCGGATCTCCTTGCGTTTGTGGTTGATATGTATAATATCAAGCATTCCTTTCATTGGTAATACCTCAAGATTATCAAACCCGCTTAATTCAAATTCAGCAAAAATCTGTTGCTGAAAGAGAACTTCACAATCCTTCTTAGCAACAAAGAACCCTCTGCTGATAGCATCAGTCTTTAATATTTGTGAAAGTTCTTTTGCCAGGGCGAGTTGATCGTTATCTATTACGATCTTACTCCCTACCTTAGTAAGGAAATCAAAGAATTCTGATCCATTCTTTATCACATCATTATATGCGCGTTCCAAATTGGATACCCAAAACTCATGTTCTGTACAAAACTTTTTTACAATATCTTTATTTTCAGTAAGATCGTACTTTTTAAGTGGAATTTGTTTTGGTTCAAACAACGCAGCTACAACTGCTTTATTCAATTCTGTAGCATTCTTATTAAGCTCAGTAATATGATCAAAAACCGACCTTGTTATAAGAACAATCTTATCTGAAGGTTTTGCTACCTCAGAAAGGATAAACCTCTTTTCAAAGAGTTCTGGATTAAATATCAAGGTATCAAGCAAGCTACCAAACTCCATCCCTTCGGATGTGGTTTTTGGGCGAATGTTTAGTATCCATTTATTATACCAGGCTTTGGGGCTTAGTATTCGCCAATCTTTAATAGAGGATTGCGAAATTGCGAATTTATTTTTGTATTCTGAGGGTTGCATCTTCTTTTAATTTTGTACACAATTGATTATAATAATTTTCAAGGTCATTGTTTCTGTCTTTACGTCCGTGAACTTGATTACTCCAAAAATAGTCTGAAAGTACAGCGGCAGTTGCAGATGCTAAACTATCAATAGGACATCTTACGCATGTATAACTGCCAAAAATTCTGTTTATGTCGCTTTGTAAGTTTTCTGATGTTAAAAATCCTTCAGCAACCCATTTATTCCAAATATAATAATTTCCTTCCCAATCCCCTGCTAATGCAAAGCGACAACAATAGTCTACAGGATTGCTACCATCTGCCCAGGTCATTATATTTTCTCCTAGAGGATCAATTCTGAAGAAAACAGGTACTCCGGGACCAACTTGAATCCATCCTGCTTTTAGAGCAGCGTTTAACATGTGATCAATAACTATCATATTCACTGTTTAAAGGAACGTAATAATTTTTATACCAGTAATTATAATCCTCTTTACACCTTTCATATTCTCTACGAATATTGTCTTCCACTCTTTGTCTTTCTTCTGGCGTTTGAGGATATGTAAACATTCTACTCCAATTCTTTTCCGATATAGCGTTGGATAATTTTTGAACAAAATCTGGACTAACTTCTATTTGTCCCATGATTATGATTTTAAAAATTCATTTAATGATTTAGGAATGTATTTTGTTTTCCATTGTCCGGTTCTTGGATTCTTTTTATATTTGAAATCAGGAATTGCTTCTTGGGGCATAAAAGTTCCTTCAAACAGGTCTTCAGGAATAATCAAATCTACAAATATATTTTTAATAGACCAAATTACTTTTTGTATAACACTAAAACGTGCTGTTTTTCCATGTTGATCAAAGGTCGGTTTAATTTCAGCATATGTAACTCTTCGAAACTCATATTCGTATGATCCAAAGAACCAGCTTTTCGGATTAATATTACCTTCTATTAAAGAGACAAATTTATTCCATCCATTGTCCGTCCATTTTATTATGAAGTCGGGAGTATAAGTTAGATCGTTTAAAAGAGTAAAGTTTTTGACTTCTTTTTTTTCTTTTGTCTTTAATTGTGTGGTCCGTGTATAAAGAAATTTTACTGGATCAAGAATTTGCATCGGAGTATTAATTTTATACCATTCCTGAATGAATTCAGCTTGTTTAAGTTCTTCTAACCACATAGCAAACCATACCTCTTCTCGACTATCGAATATAATATTTTTATAAGTTTCCATATATTTTAATATTTCCAAATAAAACCCCCTGCTGTGTTTCTTTTTCCTTTTGCACAATAACTAATATTAACACCGTGTATTTTTGTTTTTTTGGCCGCTTCTGTTATTGATTTATATATTTTTATTAATTTTCCTGAGATACTGTATTGTTTTATTTTTATAGGTGGACCATATTGTATTTTAAGGACATTCATTGCATGTTTTTTATTTTCTGAATCAGTTACCCATTCCAAATTCCAATCATTATTATTCAATTTATTTCCATCTTTATGATTAACGTAAGGTTTATTTTCTGGGTTTGGGATAAAAGTCAAAGCAACTAAACGATTAATTCTTTTATTATATGATTTATTATTTTTCCATAATAAAGTATTATAATAACCTCCTGTTTTTAGTTCAAATGCTTTTAATTTAT